TATCTAGCTTAAACCATTCAGAGTTGTGTTCTTCAGCGACCTTGCTTGCCTCTAGGTGTGCCTGTGCCTCTGCTCTACGCCTGTCTGTAAAGAACTCTTTATGTATTAAAACGTAGTCTCTGTGTGGGCTTGATGTCTGATAGCTATGTAATCTATCCTCTGCATCAAGTGCCATACCTATCTTTACCCAGCCATCCCATGCCTTGTTTGCTATTATATACACATCTCCTTCTTTAGGTTTGTTGTATAGTTCTAGTACCTTCTTATTAATTAAGTCTACTCTCGTTCTTACCCTTGTCATGCTACATACCTCGCTGTTTTGTATTCCAATTCGCAATGGATAATACCATGCCAACCTGACAGTTTATTCTTAACTAGGTTCAGGTGACGCATAGTATCTTCTTCCTCTTTCCCTTCTACTGGTGGGTTCTTAGCAATCAGTATCATCAGGTCAGCTTCAGCCGCCTTACCTGTACGTGAGCCTTCCATCATGGCCTGATTGAGTACCACCTTATTCTCTGCATCAGCAGACAACTGTGACATATAGAATATAGCACAGCTATGTTGTTTAGCTATCTGCCTAGCGTGTATGGCATTAGCCTTGAGTGCCTCGTCAGTACGACTGAAGCCTCCTGTCCTAGCAAACTTGTCACCCATATCTAAGATAACGATGTCAGGTTTGTAAGACTTACAGACACTCTCAACCCATGCCATGTCACGGTTGCTTGCATCATATATTTTAATGTTCTGTTTGACAGATGCATATCTATCTCTCGCCTTGGCAGGGTCTTGTTTAATCTCCTGCATGGTCATGCCTGTAGCCGCAGTCAGATACCTAGCACCGACACGGTGAGAACCTTCTTCATTACAGAGGATGATACACTTAGCACCCTGATGTGCGAACCCATTAGGTGCTGCCACCAGTGACGCATGAAAGGATGTCTTACCTGTGTTAGGTCTAGCACCTATCTCAATTAAATGCCCATCATTTACACCCTCTAACTTACGTGTCAGAGTAGGTATGTTAAATGTCCAACGTGCTTCGAGATCATTCTTTGATAGTAGAGTCTCAACGTCAATGTCATCCCACTGTATCGTCAAGTCAGGCGTGAAGTCATCGGCATACTGTTCCAGTAGATTACGTAAAGGTTCAAGGCTTGTCTTGTCACCATTCACATAGTCAAAGCCTAAGTTCGCTATGTCCTCACCGACTACCTGTTGGAATAGCTTGGATAATACTTCCTGTGCTATGTCATTACCTAGCGGTGGCTTACTGTTTATCTGCGTAAACAACGTACTATATGCCTGCTTCTGTGCCGTAGTCATTGTCGGATTGTTCGACATGAACAGTGATTCTATCTCAGCAGGTGTGACACTGCGTTCATACCTGTCCATTGCCGCATCGACTGCTTCCTTTATCTTGCGTACATCTTTGCTGAATAGTCTATTAGGACATCTAGCTCCACGATGTTCATCGTAAAAGTCTTTGTCCATCAGGCTTCTTATTAAACTTAATTCCATTAGCTTTCTCCTATGCGTGTTAGATTCTGTAGGTCATCAGGGTTTCTATATTTCAAGTCATCGTTCAGTCTCAGGACACGTACTGTATCTACGTATCCTCTTAGCTCCTTCGCAAATTGCAGTGTCTTAGGTAGGGCATCTGGATCTAGTGCTATTATTGCCGTTGAAAACTGTGCGAGATACCTCTTGTGCGATTCTGATAGAGATGTACCCAACACTGCAACCCCTACATATACATGACTACCAATAACAGCGGCACTCACACAGTCTTCAACAACTACTGCGACACTACCATAGCCGTGAGCATATGGCAAGACATTCTTTCCATACCGTTTCCACTTAGGTAATCTTTTACCCAAACTACGGCCTGTAGCATCAACAGTGTGACCATTATGCATCACTGGAAAGACAACTCTGTGTTCCTTCACGTCATACAACAGGCCAAGTTCTTCTGCATCTAACCCCCACTCTTCACAGTAGGGTGCAATCTTATCTGAGTCACGTACTAGCCACTCAGGTTTATCAAACTTAGGTATACCCCTAGTCTCTGATACAGTCTTACCCAGTGACTTACGTATGTCATCACTGGATAGGTGTACACGTCTACCTCCTGATACAGTACACCCTGCTTTGTAACAGTTCCATACAATAGATCCCATATTATTAGTGATCGTAAATGTTCTCTTACCATTACACTCAGGACAATCCATTCTTTTAGTATCACCATTTATAAGTGTTATATCATTTAGTAATTTATTAATATTCATTATGTATCACTTTCAATGTTACTCACAGTGTTCGATTGTACAGATACATTTCTACGTGTCAAGGCTTCATTTGCAGAAGTGTACGTATTTTTTAAATAGGGTTTCACAGATGCAACATTAGCATGCCCTGTTACTGACATAATATTAGGCAAAGGTACACCCTTATCTACCATTTGTACTACTCCTGTCCTTCGTAAGTCCATTAATCGTAGGCTCTCAGACAGCCCTGCTTTACGCATGACAGCCCTTCCGTTTTTCGAGAACCTTTGCATCGCATAAGGATAATACACGCCATGTACAGGCAGTATGTGAGGAGCTACGTACTCTTGAAAGCCAAAGTCTTCGTGCTGATCCTGTAACATTGCCATCAGGTCATCTGATATGGGTAGAAATACCTCTGCTCTACGCTTACTCTGCTCCAGTGTCAGTAATTTATTCTCAAAGTCTAAGTTAGACCAACGTAGAGTACGCATGTCTCCTATTCTCTGACACCATTCGTATGTCATCTGTATAATTAACCCAATGTTACGTGTCGTAAAGTCTGAGTATGCTACGTCAAGAAACTTGAGTACATCCTCATGCTTCCAGACTACCTTACGTTTGATCTCAGGCTTACGCTTGATACTAGTGAATGGGTTCTGCATGGCATACTCCATCTCTATGGCATAGTTAAACACTCTAGATGCACAGGTAGCTACATGGTTAGCGAAGCTGACACCACGCCTAACCCAATCCTCATATGCCCACTTAGCTTTCCTAGATGTAAAGCCTGTAAACTTATCCTTGCCTATCGAATCAGATACAACTCCAAGGAAATACTTGTAGTCACTCTTAGTTGTATCTCTAAGCATGTCATAGTCATTGGAATTATAGTACAGTTTTATCAAGTCATCTATACTTACAATCTTACTCATTTAGTTTACTCTCCAACATGTCTATCAATCCCAACAACTCCTCTGCTTTATCTCTAACAGTAGGCCGTGACTTGCACACTGCGTCTGACTTTATAATGTCAGCTACACGCTTGATGCGTACAAGTATACGATTGATGTCTTTATTGGGTGATCCCCATGCTTCCGTTACCCATTTAGCCATTGTCTATCTCCTTCGCATCTTGAGTCCAATAATCTCTATGTACACATTTGTCTTTATATTCTTTTGGGTAACTTGACCCACCATATTCTGCGGCTAGACTAAGTGCTTTGTCTTCTGCATCTTCTATGCTTTCAGCATTGACCTCCACGACCACGCCTTCCTCAAGGCAAATTGATACTCTATATTTCTTCATCATCTATAGTCTCCTCTTCATTTATTCTAAATGTTATAGTGACATAACCATATTCATCTATTGATTCAAACTTGTGTGTAGGGCATGTATTTACCCACTCCCAAAACTCTTCACGTGTCATCTATAGTCTCCTCTATCTCAAAGTTTACAGTTCTCAATCCTTCAACTACCCCAACCATCAGCCAATCAAATGGACAGGTTCTCAGCCACTCATGTAGCTTCTCTTCATCAGTCATTCTGCTACCACCTCTTCTGTATGAATACTATCTTGCTCATATTGCTCATCACGGCCATCAATACTAAGGTTGAACATTTCATTCGCATCCTCTCCTTGTAAATAATGCGTCCACTCCATGTCATCATTGCCACAGTATGGGCAAATCTTGACTACAGGCTCTTGCTCTGGATATGTGTGATTACATCTTAAACAATGTACTGTATCTTGTTCATCTGTCATTCAAGAATCTCCTTTATTCGTGCCATAGCGTAGCA